GATGGCGATGGTAATCCTCGCGAAACCATCAACAGTAATGGTCAAGTGTGCTGGGGCAATGACCCAGATGGACACCTTGGTTTTCTCACATTGAAGTGGCCCGCCCCAAGCTATATCGGATTTTCTATGCAAAATACTGATTCATCTGGTGGCGCAATTTTTCGCTTCTTTAATAATACAGCGGGAGTCGTAGGAGAGATTACAACAAATAACTCTACAACAACTTACACCACATCATCAGACTACAGATTAAAAGAAAATGTTACAGACCTTACTGGCGCAACTGAAAGGTTAAAGCAACTTAACCCCCTTAGATTTAACTTTACCCGCCTTCCCGATGAAACCGTAGATGGCTTTCTTGCTCATGAAGTGCAGACGATTGTACCAGAAGCTGTTGTCGGGGAAAAAGATGCCGTAAATGAGGATGGCTCTATTCAATCGCAAGGCATCGACCAAAGCAAACTTGTACCACTGCTAACAGCAGCGTTGCAGGAAGCACTAACTAAGATTGATGCGCTTGAAACACGCATAGCCGCGCTTGAGTCCAACTAACAGGAGATTAAAATGGACGAAATCACAACAGAAGAAATCGCACAGCACTACACAGCGATGGGTCACAGCGTTGATCTTATCAATGCTATTATTGCTGGCACAGCTATGGCAGACGATGATGCCGCAGAAAAACAGGATTGCGTTGACCGCAATGTTGAGCATTTGGAACTGATGGTTGCTAAAGACTTCTGGACAACAGAAGACATGACAGCAGTAAATGCCGCCATCACTGCTGGTCAGGGGTATACTGCATCATGAGTGAGTCAAACGTAATTACCATTGCAGGCAAGGAATATGAAGAGTCCACCATGGACGCGCAGCAGATGTATCTGATCAATCAGATCCGTGATCTGCAAGCAAGGGCAGGTTCTCTTCGTTTTCAGCTTGACCAAGTGCAGGTGGCACAGGATGCTTTTACTACAGCTCTGATCCAGTCCGTTGAGGGCGAAGAAGAGTTGGACGAAGCAGCCGTAGCGAACTAATGCCCCATGCCACTTACCAAACTGCAATTTAGACCGGGGGTTAACAGAGAAACCACCTCATACACCAATGAGGGCGGCTGGTTCGACTGTGACAAGGTTCGGTTTCGGTTTGGTACGCCTGAAAAGATAGGCGGCTGGGAAAAGCAATCGTCAAACAGCTTTTTAGGCACTTCTCGAGCGCTTCACCCGTTTGTGGCACTGTCTGGGGAGTCCTATTTAGGTGTAGGTACACACTTGAAGTACTACATCAACGAGGGCGGCGCTTATAATGACATTACGCCTTTGCGGCAAACCACGGCGGCAGGCGACGTTACGTTTGCCGCTACCAATGGGTCGTCTACTATTACAGTAACAGACACCAACCACGGAGCGTTAGAAAACGACTTTGTGACTTTTAGCGGTGCTGCAACGCTTGGGGGTAATATAACCGCGGACGTACTCAACCAAGAGTATCAGATCGCCGCGATTGTAAATTCCAGCACCTACGAAATTAAAGCTCGTGCAGTGGCTGATTTGGCGGACATCACCATTGATGGGCAGTATACGCCCACGCTTGTCGTGGCAAATTCGTCAGATACCGGCAACGGTGGGTCGGCTGTAGTTGGGGCGTATCAAGAAAACACCGGCTTGGACACGACCGTGGCTGGCACCGGTTGGGGTGCGGGCACGTGGGGTCGTGGCGGTTGGGGTTCGGCGGCTAGTTTGACTGCTACCGGTGATATTCTACGGATTTGGGGCCACGACAATTTTGGTGAAGACTTGGTCTTTAACATTCGTGACGGCGGCATTTATTATTGGGATAAGAGCACGAGTTCGGCCCCATTTACTCGTGCGGTAGATCTTTCTGACCTAGCTGGCGCGGACGCAACGACACCGACTATTGCAAAACAGGTTCTGGTTTCCGACAGGGACAGGCACGTTATAGTTTTTGGCTGTGATGCACAAGACAACATCGGGGTGCAGGATCCACTACTTATACGGTTTTCCAGTCAAGCTGACCCCACTACGTGGGAGTCTTTGGCTACCAACACCGCCGGTGACTTGCGGATTGGTTCCGGTTCACAGATTATAACGGCTGTTGAAACACGTCAGCAAGTGCTTGTGTTTACGGACGTGTCGCTTCATGCGATGCAGTTTTTGGGGCCTCCGTTTACCTTTGGTATCAATGAAATATCCACAAACATCACAATTGCAGGGCCTCTTGCCTCTATTGCTGTGGAGGACACCGTTTTTTGGATGGGCCGCGAGGAGTTTTATGTTTACAGTGGGCAGGTACAAAAGTTGCCCTGTTCCGTGCGGTCTTTTGTTTTTGATGACTTTAACTCGGCGCAGGCTGAAAAAGTAACCGCGGGATTAAATAGTAGCTTTTCTGAGATTTGGTGGTTTTACCCATCGGCTAACTCGGACAATATCGACCGGTATGTAATTTACAATTACCAAGAACAGGTTTGGTATTTTGGCGCTCTGGCTCGTTCTGTGTGGCTTGACCGCGGGATCAACGAGTTTCCGATTGCAGCAAGTCAGGACGGTTATTTGTACCTGCACGAAAAAGGTCTGGATGACGGCAGCACAACTCCAGCAAGCGCAATTAGTTCGTTTATTGAAAGCAGTCAAATGGACATTGGAGATGGGGAAAACTTTGTGTTTATGCGCCGTCTGATACCCGATTTGACGTTTGACTCCTCTACTGTGGCCGCGCCACAAGCTGATTTTGTTTTACAAACAAGAAATTTTCCGGGAGGACAGTATCTACAAACCAGCACAGATGCCGTGACCCGGTCCGCCACCGTACCGGTAGAGCAGTTTACTAATCAAGTAAACGTGAGACTTCGTGGTCGCTCTTTTGCCTTAAAAATACAATCAAATGAGGCTGGTGTAGCGTGGCGACTAGGATCGCCGCGAGTAGATATACGACCAGATGGTAGGCGCTAATGTCGAGGGGTCTAGTACAACCGCTGTTTCCAACCGCGCCGCAGGACTACGACCCGCGGTTTATGGCAGAAGTTGTGCGGGCGTTTTCGGTATTTTTGCAGCAGGTTAACAATCCGGGGCCGTGGCAGGCTTCTGCTTTGGCGTTGCCGGATTTGCAGCAAGACAACTTTGAGCTTCGCGTGGGAGATGTATTTCAACACGGGGACCAGTTGCGGATAACTGTGGCAAATATGCCATACCCGCGTGGCTCCACAGCAACAGGGGCCGTGGGCAGCGTCACGGTATCAACACCATGAGTGACGAGACTATCATTACTATGGCGGACGGCAGTGAGTGGCGTCCATCAACAAGTCGAGACGTTGTAAGTTGTGCTTCTTGCGACAACGAAGTGGATACTCCGGCTGAAATCCTGTCGTATCCAAGCGGGGACTGCCCGAGTTGCGGTAACCCGTGGACGGGAAGCGAAAAAAGAAGTACAATGATCACGGTAACTATGCCGGAATCTATGTCCGGTGGAGCAGGCTAATGGCAAATGCAGCGTTAAAAGAAGAAGAGTTAGTCATCCCCGCGGGCGGTATTGCTGACTTTTATTTGGATGATGATGAATTTGAGGCGATGAACCGTGCTGACGCTAAACGTGAGTTTGGCGGCGCAGGCATTGCTAATTTTCAAGATGTTGCTTCTCGGATGGCTTCTTATGGCCGTTATGGTGACGATAAGCTGGTTCACGCTGAAACCGGTGAATTGATTGTTCCAAAGGCTTTGATTGAAGACAACCCTGAACTCAGGGATTCTATTTTTGACCATTTGCGCGACATGGGTATTGAAGACCCGGAGCGCTATGTTGTTGGTTCTGTCGCAAACTCAATTAACCCAGACACGGGTTTGCCTGAGTTTTTTCTTAAAAAGATTTTCAAAAAAGTAAAAAAGGCCGTTAAGTCGGTTGTTAAGTCGGTCAAGAAAGTCATCAAGAAGGTGGCCCCGGTTGTTTTGCCGGTTGTCGGGTCTATGTTTATGGGTCCTATTTACGGTGCCGCACTTGGTTCTGGTATCGCTACATTGATAAATGGCGGGGATTTAAAAGACGCGTTTAAGTCAGCGTTGATTTCCGGTGGTACGGGGGCCTTGTTCTCTGGCGTATCTGGCGCGATTTCTGGCGAAGGCTTTATGTCGGGCATTTCTAACGCAGCTAACCCAGCTAACTTGACCGAGGGCTTCTCAAACATCGGTAAGGCGTTTACCGGCGACTTCTCCGGTGCTTCTTTTGCTAACATGAAGGGTGGCCCTGCTTCAGAAGGTGGCACTTCATACAAGGCGTTGTCAGAAGGCACTCAGCTTTCTGATGTAGCGGGCGGGTCATCAGGGCTTCCAAGCACTGCCACACAGCCCGGTACGATTGTAACAAGTGACACGGGTCAGACCTTTACTTATAACGCACAGGGTCAGTTGGTTCCAACCACAACGGCGGGGGCACAAGAAGCAGTTTTGGCTAACGTTAAGGCAAACACGGTCACACTAAACGGTCAAACCTATGCTCCGGTACAAGGTACAACGGGCTCTTTTGACATGAGCACCTTGAATATGCCGCCGGGGTACACGGAAACTCCGGGCGTTATGGACTCTCTAAAAGATGCCTTTAACTTTGGGGAGGGTCGTTCATTTACCGAATCTATGGGCGACATCTTTTTGCCTAGTGGTGCTCCTACTCCAACAGAACTTATGTCGGCTAATAAAGGCATGACTCTTGACGTGGCTAAGCAGGTCGCCGCAGATATGGCTCCGGGGCTTCTCCGCACATTTGGTCCAGCCGCAGCGGCAGGCACGGCGCTTGCAGCAGGTGCGGGCTTCTTCACTGCTCCAGAGCAGGAAGAGCTAGATATGTCTCAGTATACCGGCCCGACCGGCGAGGACCTGATTGCGGCGGACCCTGAGAAGTACCGCATTCAAAACCTTGACCCGCGGTATTCGACCGGTCCAACTGAGATTGAATCTCCGTATACGATTGTCCCCGGTCAGGGCACTTTTGTTAATCCGTTTGTGCGGCCACAATATGCGGCAGAGGGCGGCGAGATTTTCCCACGTCGTGTGGGCGGCATTATGCCAGACGAGGGTATTCCGGGTAAAGACAGCGTTCGCGCTATGCTGATGCCGGGTGAGTTTGTAATGACTACCGACGCGGTTCGTGGTCTGGGTAACGGGAGTATGAGGCAGGGCATCAATAATATGTATGACATGATGCGCGGTCTTGAAGCTCGTGGAAAGGCGATGGCATAATGGCTGAAGTTACCGAACAGATAGTCCGCGAAGCCCCGGAGATTGAAGCCTATAAATTAGGACTTCTTCAATCTGCAAAAGATCTTTCTGACAAGGCTATCACGCTTCCCACCCAGCAAGTAGCTGGGTTTACGGGTCTCCAAGACTTAGCCTTCCAAGCCGCTCAGCAACAGGGCGGCATTGGCGGTTATATGCCTTATCTTACCGAAGCGGGCTACACGATGGGCGATGCCCAGCGCCAGCTTGGTGGTGTATACGGCACGGCTTCCCCGTTCATTACAGGTGCTATGCAGACCGCCGACCCGTACCGTCAGGCGGCAGAAGCAGGTCTTTTGTCCGCGATGCAGGGTGTTCCAACTCAGGTTGGTGCAGCACAGCAGGGGATTGAGGGCGCACTTCAATTTGGTCAGGGTGCAACTAGTGGCGCGTTGGGCGCGATGGACGCGGCATCTCTCGCGGCCCGCGGCCAATCGCAACGGGGTATTGGTAGTATTTTAGCGGCCGCGGGGTTAGTTCCGGGTCAACTTAGCACGGCGCAAACCGGTGCCCAGCAAGCTATTCAGGGCGCTCGTGGAATCACCGGTCAAGCCGGTCGGCAAATTCTAGGCGCAGCAGGGGCCGCGGCCCCCGGAACTCAGGCCGCTATTCGTCAGGCGCAGGCCGCCGGACGTATGGGCATGGGTGCAGCGCAAGCGGGCATAGCCGGTCTTGCGGGTGGCGCACAACAGTTTGACCCAAGCTCTGTGTCGCAATACATGAGCCCATATGAAGATGCAGCCGTGCAGCAGGCACTAGCGGACATCCGCCGTGAAGGGCAAATTGCGGCGCAGGGTCAAGCCGCGCAGGCGGTTGGTGCAGGGGCTTTTGGTGGTTCTCGTGGGGCCGTGGCACAGTCTGAGTTGGCGCGTAATGTCATGGAACAACAAGCGCGGACCGCGGCTCAAATGCGGGCGCAAGGCTTTGAAACGGCCGCTCAGCGGGCGCAGGCCGCTTTCGAGCAGGCTCGTGGTCGCCAGCTACAGGCGGCAGGTCTTACCGGCCAGCTTGGTCAGGCTGGAGCAGGCACCGCGCTTCAAGCGGCACAGCAGGCTGGTGCTCTTGGTCAGGCGCAGGCGCAACTTGGGGTTGGCGCGGGGCAGGCGGCAGGTCAGTTGGGTCTGTCCGCAGAACAACTTGCTGCACAAACTGGGCTACAGTCCGGTCAGTTGGGTCTGTCCGCCGCACAACAGCAGGCGGCTATGGCGGAGCAGGCGGCACGTCTGGGTATTTCTACAGAACAACTTGCTGCCCAGATCGCCCAGCAGGGCGGTCAGTTGGGTCAGGCGCAAGCACAGCTTGGTCTTTCCGGCGCACAAGCGGGCGGTCAGCTTGGCCTTCAGGGTCAGCAGGCGTTGGCTGGCATGGCTGGTCAGATGGGCGACATCGGGCTTCAGTACGGCCAGTTTGGTCTACAGGGCGGTCAGGCGTTGGGTCAGCTTGGGTTGCAAGCTGGTCAGGCGTTGGGTACATTGGGTCTTCAGCAGGCTAGCCTTGGTGAACTGGCTCAGCAGGCTGGGTTGCGTGACCTACAAACTCGGTACGAGCTTGGAAAACAGCAGCAGGCTCAGCAGCAGGCAACTCTGGAAGCCAAGCGTCAAAGCGATTTGGCGCAGCTTTACGAGCCATATCAGCGTCTGTCATTCTTGTCAGACATTTATAAAGGTGCTCCGTCATCACAGCAGACTATTGCTGCATCGACCGCACCAAGCGTATCACCCGCTCAGCAATTTTTGGGGCTGGGCGTAGCGGGTCTGTCAGCGGCAGCAGGGGCTCAGAAAGCAGGGTTATTCGGATGATGAACAGAGGCGTAATGGACCGGCAGATGTTTGCTAAAGGCGGGGCGGCGTTCCCCGATCTTAGTGGCGACGGCAAGGTCACACAAAAAGACATCTTGATGGGTCGGGGGGTTATCCCGATGCAAGAGGGTGGCATGGCTCCGATGATGCCCCCACAAGGTGCGGCTCCGATGATGCCGCCTTCTGCCGCAATGATGGGAGAAGCCTCTGGTGTTCCTGAAGAGCAGGCAGAAGCGATGGGCGCACAGGTGATGGATACCGGCGCAATGCAGGGTATGCTTGCGCAGGTTGCAGATAACTTAGAAAACTTGGACGAAGTCGAAGACTACGAACAAGTCATGAACGTAATGCGTGGTGACAATGCCACGCTAGAGGATCGTTATAACGAACTTTCTAGCGTTGTTGGGCCGGAAGATGCGCGTCAGACCCCGGAGTCTGTTCTTGCGCTTGTTCAGCCGGTTATGATGATGGCAGCAGTTGACCAAGGTATTGGAGGCTTGGCGGCCGAAGAGATGACCGCGCCCGTTGAAGGCCCGATGGCTGGTGGTATTATGTCTACTGTGGCACCACCACTGCCACAAGAGGCTCCTCCGATGCCGCCCGCCGGGATGGGAGGGCCCCCTCCCGTAAATTTTAATCAAGGCGGGCTGGTCCGCCGCGGAGACAACCAGCCGGTTAAGTATTTTAGCAGCGGTGGCGTAGACTTTGAGGCACTTATGCCCTATATAGGGCCGCGTGTGGGGTCTTCTCCTGAAGAGCAGGTTGCGCTCCGCGCTCAAGTTGATGCGGCTATGGCTCCGCCTAATGCGAGTGTGCCTGCGCAGGATGACGGCAGTCGTCTGCGTCAGTTGATGGACGCGCAAAAAGAAATTTACCGGGAATATGGATTAGGGGATGCCGCATCACGCACCGCGGACCTTGAAGAGCAGAAGCGTCTGACACAGGCGCAAATGCTGTTTGATATTGCTAATACCGCTTTGACTTTCGCCGCACCGATGGAAGGTGAACGGAGTGGGTTGAGCCCTGCCGAGCGTCTAGCTTTGGCGGCTACAAAAACTCAGTTGCCACAAACTATTGGCGCACGTGCTCAACAGCAGCTTGAAATGCAGAAAGCGGCTAAGAAGGAAGAGCGGGCTATTGATTTGGCGGCGTTGCAGTCGGCTGAAACTAAGTTGGCGACAGAGGTTGCGGCTAAAGAAGCTCGTGATTTGGCTAACATTAAGGCTTCAGTCAGAACCCCAAAAATTGAGAATCTCGTTGGGTCGGATGGCGCAGTTATTGGCACGTTTGATGTCAACAGCACTAGCGAATACGCTCAACTTAAAGCCGCTCAAAAAGACAACCCCGGCTCCTATATCGGCACTCCTCCGAAGCCTTCAACTAAAGGTCCAGAATACAAGACCGTTGTTTCTCCTGACGGCAAAGCTATTGCGTCCTTTAATGTTAACTCAGATGTTGGAAACAACTCTTTGGCTAAGGCGTTGAAAGATAACGAAGGCTCTTACGTCGGAACGCCTAAAGCTCCGTCTGATGAAAAGACTGATTTCCAAGTGGTCTATAACGGAACCGGTAAAGCGGTCGCGGGTATTCCTCCTTACGGTTATTCAAAGATGTTTAACATTGTGGACAAAGATCAGTTTGCTGCAATGAATACCTTACTTGAGGGAAATCCGGGCCTTCTCCCGACTAACATACCTACCGGACCAACACCTCCGGCACCTATTTCCGAGCGTGACTTCTTTATGAAGTTCGGCTTCAGCTATCAAGCCTTTGGCCAGCTTAGCCCCGAAGATCAAAATTTCGTTCGTGGCCTGCCGGTTGTAACGGCGAAAGACTTCTTTATGAAGTTCAATATGATGCCGGAAGAATTTAAGGCGTTATCGGAGGAGGAGCAGCGGTTCAAGCTCGGCCTTCCGACGCTCACGGACAAGGATTACTTTGACAAGTTCAAGATGAGCAAGGCTGATTTCCTTGCTCAACCTCCGGATGTTCAAAACAGGTTGATGGGTATTACACCTAAAACAGAGATTAAGACGGATGCGCTGGGTCGCTTTGTGGATGTTACAGACCCATCTAACCCAGTTGTTATCTGGGGTGTAGAAAAGAAAAGCACTCCAAAATTGGTCAAGGTCACTATTGACGGGGTTGAGCAGTTTGTGGATACCAACAGTCCTACTTGGCCTGCGGTTCAAAAACGTATTAACGAAGCTGCTGAGAAAAAGCCGGGTAGTGCGACTATAACTAATATTGGCCAAGAAGTATCGCCGAAGGGCTACTGGGTCGGTGGCAAGATTGTGCTCAGCTACGATAAAGGCCGCACATACACTGATGAAAAAGGTGAAATTCAACAAATTCCATCAGGTGCTTTCCCGGTCAGCGATACAACAACTTACGAAGTGCATAAGAACGAGGCGGCTAAAGTTACTGCTGCCACACAACTGCGTGACTTGGATGCCCGCATCCTGAGTGACCTTACCGGGGCAGAGGGCGTCACTGCTGACGACCTGCTTGGTGTTAAGAACGCTCTGTCAATGGCTCGTAAGGGCACAGGCTTTTACTCCAACTTTACGGCCCTTTTGGATGGTGCTAGTTCCCTTATCCCGCCAGCTATCAAACCAGACTGGGTCACAGAGTTTGGCCGCGAAACGCAGGAAGCGCGACAGTATCTGCGCGGTGTGCGGGTGCTTGGTCGTTCTGCTCTGGTGGTTAACAACCGCTTCCCTGTTGCTGAGATGGCGACAGTGGCGGAGTTGTTCCCCAAGCCAGAAGCCTTCCTTGTTGACCCTGATACCGAAGCCAGAAAGTTTGTGCAGATTAAGCAGTTGGCTATGCAACAGTATCGCCACAACCTTAAACAGCTTGAGGGCAACCTTGCCCCGGCTGACCGGAATGCGATTACTGCTAACAACCTAGAAATCCAGCGGTTGCTGTCTTTGCTTCCGGGGGTCAATTTGTCTGGAGACGAGGCCTCCGGAGTGTCTCCGGAAGTGATGAGCGGGGCTCAAAACATTATGCAGGGCGCAGTAAACAGGAGTAAGCAGTAATGGCCGATCCAGCACCACAGATTGATGTTCCATACCCTTTCGCTCAGTTTGAAAAGGAAGAGGCGGAGCAACTTTTCGACATTTTCCGCCGTGACGGCAAAGACCAAGAGCAGGGCTTTGCCCAGATGCTGTCCGGCACTCTTGCGCTGGAAAACCCTAGCGACCCCAACTATTTGAGCTATCAGGGCTTAAAAGAGGGCACCGCAGGCGTATTTAGTCAGCTTCCGCAGTTCGCGGACCTTCCGCCAGAAGAAAGAAAGCTGACTGACGGGCAAATTTTGCAACTTTTTGCTTTTGACATGGAAGGCCGTCCGTTTCAGCCGGGGTCCTATATAGAAGGCGGTAAACGAGGCATCTTACCCGGTCTGTTTAGCGCAGGTGCTTTTTGGGCAGGCGCTACTGCGACTAACACGGCAATGCAAGCCAACCCGTTCACCGCAACCCCTGTAACGCCGTGGCAAGTAGGGGCTAGAGTAATCGCTCCCATAGCGGGGGGAACCGTTGCAGCTTATGGCGGTTCCGAGTTTGGTACTTACCTTACAGAGGAAATGCTTGGTCAGGAGCCCATTCTTCTGCCTAGCAGCGCGTACAAAAATATAGCTGGTCAGGTGACTACCGAAAACATCGGTCTAGCCCTGTTGCCGTTTACTTTGTCCGGCAAGACCAGCCTTGGCGCGTTGACCGTGGTCGATAAGTTTACACCCGTAGTTTACAAGGGCCCCAAAAAAGGCTTTGTAGTCCCGCGCAGTTTTAAGATTACTCGCGGCACAGAGAACTTGCTACAGAGGCTTTCGGAAGAGGCTTACAACAGACCGTTTCGATTTATCGGCGCGGAAGCTTTTGCTTCCGCAGGTAGCGGCTACTTACGGGGTGAAGCAGAACGCATAGCTCCGGGCGAAATGTTGCCTGCTATTACCTCTGAAATGATCGGCGGGGTTACCGGCGGGGTTGCGGGCGATTTAATCTTAAAGAAAAGCGTTGATGCGTTAAATGTTTTGAGAACGGCAAACCGCGTTCGTAAAGAATACGGTGTCATGGAGGGCCTAAAACAGCTTCGCGGTAAGAACGAGCAGGAGGTGGCTAATTTCCTGATCGACTTTATCGGCAAGTATAGCGGCGATGCTGTCCGTCAAACGGTCAAGCAGTTAGACGGCGAGAGCAATGCGGACTACATCCTTCGCACAGACATGATGGCGGTCGATCAGGTAATCGAAAACTTGAGCGACGACAACCTAGCTAAAGCCTTGTCCGACTATGAAGCGGCCACTGGTAAAAAAGTAGAGCTAACTGCGGGTGTTAAGTCCAGAAGCGTGCCGATTATGGCTCTGGAAAAAGCATTGGAAACCACCTCTGCTGGTATCGGCTCCCAGCGCGGCACCGCTAACAAACAGGCCATTGATGCTATGCGCCTTATGATTGTTGGCCTGTGGGGTACGGCAGACCCAACTGCGGTCAACCAAGCGGCAAAACTGATGCAGGACGGCTTTGAGGGCGAGTTAAGCTCACAGCTAGATGCTCGTATGGCTAACCTGACTGATGCCGTAGCCAAGCTTCAAACTGGAGAAGCCGGTGGTGATCCAGAACAGATGACGGCCCTCGGCACACGCATCTACGATATGGTTCGTATGACAATGGGCCAAAACCGTGCGCGTGAGCGGGCTTTGTGGTCTGCGGTCCCCGGTCGTATTGAAATCACATCTTTCAAAGGAGCGGATGGCAGCGATGTGGACCTGCCGAATACCATAACTGTTTGGGATACTATCTTCAGCCCTGACGCCGCTCCGGAATCTAACAAGCACATCCGCAATGAACTCAGCGATCTGATTGCTTTTTCTGAGCGCAAAGGCACCGAATTTGGTGTAGGTGGTCAGATTGGCGGGCAGGCAGGCGTTCCAAAAGCAGTTACTAAATTTAATGATGCCTTGGCAGAAGCTGAAGGCACTGACTCTTACAATATGTTTAACAAGATGGTCGATCAGTTTGGTTTGAACGAACCGACTGACGAAGCTATCCGGAAGCTGGCTGAACTCTCCCGTCAGTCTACCTACAAGGGCAAAAAGAGCGCGACTGCCAAGCTTTATGACATGAAGCGTCAGGCTCTGATTGCACAGCGCGATGCAGGGGCAACCACGGCGGTTGCATCTACTGACGGCGGGATCATGACCGTTGGCGAGTTGACCTCAATGCGTAGCCGTGCTCTGGCTTTGGCCCGGAACGCAGAAATGCAAGGTAAGTCAGACGTAGCCAATGCGGCATATAAATATGTCACAGCGATTGATAATGACCTGAACAGCTTGCCAGAAGGCACAAACCTTGAGTACGACATTGCCCGTTCCTTCTCTCGTGCCTTCAATGATGTCTACACACGCGGCTTCGCAGGTGACGTTGTGGCAAAAGATGCGACGGGAGCACTGCGTATCGCACCGGAACAGCTTGGCCGTATCATCTTCTCTGGCTCTGATGGCGGTTACCTCCGTGCCAAAGACTTGGACGGCATTGGCCGATTCCAACTAGAGCAGTCAATGACAACTCTGCTGATGTCTCAAGGGGAGGAAGGCGCTGCGCTGTTGAACAGTGCTAAAGCCGCAGCGGTGGATCCTGAAACAGGTATGTTTAATATTGAGAAACTGCGCGGTTGGGTACAAGAAAACAAAGACGCTCTTGAAGCCTTGCCCGGATATAGCATCCGCGAAGTAGGTGAAGGCCAGCTTGAAGCCGTTGCCGGTGGAACTACTTTGTTAAACAACATCAACGACACCGTGCAAGCCACACAATCTATCCGTGGCACAATGGATAGCATCCTTCGGAACATCAAAGCAGAAGCGTTTGATCCGGCAGACCCGTCAAAAGTTAACCCTGCCGCGCTCCGTAAATGGATGTCAAAGTCTGAAAATGAGGTCATCCTTAAGGCCTTCCCCGATCTGGCTGACGACTTGAACCGCATCATCGACGGTGATGAGGGTGCTTTGGCCCTGTTTAACGGGCAGGTAGCTCGTAATAAGCAGATTACTCAAGAGATGAAGGGTAAATACTCCTTCTACAGCTTGATTAACGATAAGTCAGAAACACCGGCAGGTACGATTTCTAAAGCAATTAACCTGTCTAATGACCGGCCTATCCGCAACCTTGAGTCACTGTGGCTACCCGTCAAGAATGCACCGGATACGTGGGTTAGCCCTGCTACCGGCGAGACGTTTCTGAAAACAGACGCGGTAAACGGTTTCAAATCTTCTGTGCTTGATGCGGTCTTCCTCAACTCAGGCCTGCACACAAACAACTTTAGCCCGAACAAAGCTTATCAAATCTTGTTCATGCCTAACCAGAAGGCCGTCGGTAAGAAGCGTCTGGCCGACTGGCTGGTAGATAACGATGTCTTCACCTCAGATGAAATGAAAAATCTGGAAGACATGATGGGCATGATGATGGACTTTGAAAACACCATCTTCAATGGCAGTGCCGCTGATGTAGATGGGCTTATGGCAAAAATGGGGCCGTCCGCCGACCTCATTTTGTCTGTTCTGGGTTCAAGCGCAGGTATGCGGTTGCAGTCTATGCTTCCGGGAGATACCGGGGCGGGCTCACTAATCGCCGCGGGCCGCGGTGCTTCGGCCTTCCGCTCTGCTTACAGCGAAGTGTTCGCCAAGATGCCTAACGTGTTAAAGATGGACCTGCTCCGTGAAATTGTTAAAGACCCAGAAATGCTGGCTTTGACCCTGCGTAAAGGCAAAACTGAATCTGAAAGAAACCGTATCGGTTCACGCATGATGAACTGGATGATTGACAACGGCTTTGCTATTCCACGCAGAACATTACCCGGCGCGGTCGTGCCTCTTGACGAACCGCCAGCAGAAATTGAGCCGGAAGTCATTGAAGAAAGCTCTGTGCAGATGCCTGTTGCACAGCCACCGTTACCGACGCCGCAAGCGGCACCTCCCACAACCGCGTTGGCGTCGGCTGCTCCTGTTCAACCACAGCCCGTCGCGCCTCCTCCCGTGGCCAGCGGACCTGTGGACAGGAGCCGTTTTGCAGCGATGTTCCCAACCGACATTGCATCTGGAATGATCCGTCAACAGGGCATAGGAAGTCTGATGGGATGATTGGTGACGCGCTGATACTCATGTTACAGTCAAAAATGCACCGTGAATGGTATTTGCACGATCTTGAGCGGTTAATAATCCCTGCGATGTTAAATGACAAGCTGGAGATCATGTATGAAGACTCGCGGCCCACGGGTCTTTTTACCTATGCGTTTTTGCCGAAAGATGTGCGCGAAAGCTACAAGTCCGGAAGCAAAAAATTACAAGCAAACATCTGGAGCAACGGCCCAAATGATGGTATTCTTCATGTGATAGATTTCATAGCGCCATACGGGAACGCTTTAAAATTAGGTAGATTTGTACAAAAGAGTCTGACAGAGCGCTATCTTGAAACCTATCCACACGACGGGGCTTATTTTATCCGCCAAGCGCAGGGTAAGCGTCAGGGGTATGCCACTGGCGTAAGAGAAGAGTTAGAACTGCGGAGATTTTGTTGTGCTGTATAAAAAGCGTTGGTCAGACGGACTAAAAGATGATTTTGAACACCTTGACGAGTTTGAGTTCAAGTACGGCTGTTTTGGTGGCGACGGTGGGGGGTCATCTAGTGGAAGCACGCAGGAAAAAGAAGTAAAAGACGAAAGCACCACTCAAGTACCTGATGATGGTTTTCGTGGGGAACAGAGCGCGGCAGCCGCAGCTAATGCCACAGCAGCCAGTCAAGCCGTGCAAGGCCTTCAAGATTTTGTCAGTTCCGGGTATCAAACAGATACGCCAACCGCCAGTAGTCAAAATCCCGGATATGGATATAGCTCCATTTCCGGAATAACCAATCCAACGTCTAATCTTTCAATATCCTCGCCAACTGCCGTTCAGGCCACAAGTTACGGTTCACCCGACACGAACTTGGGTATTGGTAGTTTATCCGGGTTTTCCATTGACCCGGTAACACCCGAACAAGCTTATTCAGAGGCAACCACCCCCACTACTTCCAATATTGCAAACGCTTTGGGCATAAACCCAGATGTCAACATTGGGGGTTACGACGTAGGATTTGGCAGCGTTCCCGGAACATCTGGAATAGCTGGACCTACAATAGGTATTGGGCCCGGAACTTTAGGTATTGGTACCAACTTAGGTAGAGACCGGTTTGGGATCGGCTACAGCATGAATTTTGCCAAGGGCGGCGTTGTACAAAGGGGTATCGGCGGTCTGATGCGCCGTAACTAAAATAGCTATTTTAACTAAAGTAGCCACTCTTTAGCCGCCTCTCCCAGCACTTTTCCCGCTAAATCAATCTTGCTACGCAGGGCTTTTAGCACCTTCTCGTCAATAGTGTCTGGCGACACCAAGTCGATATAAGTCACTTTACGGCTCTGTCCGATGCGGTGTGCGCGGTCTTCGGACTGCAACCGTATCTCTAAGTCGTAACTGTTGCTGTAATAAATGACCGTATTCGCCGCAGTCAGGGTGATGCCGTAGCCGCCTGTCTTAGGCTGACCGACAAAAAACCGTAGTGGGCCGTCCTTATCCTGAAAGCGCTCCACGATCTCTTGCCGTTCATCTTGCGGCGTAGCACCATAATAAGTTGCGACCGCTTCGGGCCCAAAGCGGTCGCGCAGGGCATTGGCTACCTGTTGGATGTCGTGTGTATACGTCGCCCAAATGATAGCCTTACCCTGTAACTCGTCAGTAATCTCCAGCAACTCCCGCAAGCGGTTGTTGTCCAGAGCCTGAATTTCCCCTTCATCCGGTTGAAGGTGACCACAACATATCTGTTGTAGCCGCATAATCTGTGTCAGCACACTTGCTGTAGTAGCTAGCTCCCCATTTTCTAATTTAGCAAGCGCCAATTTCTTCATCTGCTTGTAGACGCGCTTCTGCTCATCGGTCAGTTCAACGTCGCGCCGTATATACATCTTATCAGGTAGATCCAAGCACTGCTCTTTCAGGATGCGGTTACTAAACCCATCTAGCCTCTGGTTGAGCTCATCCAGCCGCCGATAGCCCACGATCTCCTGAAATGCACGGGTGCCCATCTTGCGCTTTTGCACCAGCGCATAGCGGTTTTGGAACGCATAGTAGCTGTTAAACCCCAATGCTTCCGGGGACAGGAACATACATTGCGAAAACAAATCCATCGGAGACTTAGTCACAGGGGAGCCTGTCAGGATGCGTTTGTATGTGGCATCTTTTGCCAACATCATTATGTTCTTAGTGCGCGTCGCTTTGCGGTTTTTGATCGTCGTGCTTTCGTCCACCACCATTATGTTGTCGGGGTTTTCTTTCAAAAAGAAATATGCCACCTTTGTGCCACGCGGCGTGGACAACGCCTCGACGTTCATTACAAACACTTTGAGCCCTTCAAACTCACCATACACAAGTTCGTGCATTTCTTCTTGAAACTTTTTTGTGGCAGAGGGCGTCCAGCGCACAATCGTGCGCTCAATGTCATCGGGCAAGTGAGTAGGTATTTCACCTTTTACCCAGTTGTCATAAACACCTTTAGGCGCTAGAATTAAAGCAGCACTTATCTTTTTGTCTTTGTACAAAGCCCCGATAGTGTCAATCGCCACCTTGGACTTACCTGTTCCCATCTCCATGAACAGTGCGTAATAGTCCGCGGCCCACGAGTCTTCCCACGCTTTTTGCTGATGGTCGAACGGCTTCGTTTTAAATTTATAATCCCGCATGATTTTTCTCCTTGACACTAAGATAATATAAGCATATATATGACATTGTCAAGGCCCGAACGGTGCCTTTAACCACGATAGGAGAAACGCGATGAGCGATATCTTTGAACAGATGGAAGAAGACTTTGAACAAAGTCTGGCTTCATCAGTCGAAAAACTGGACCAAGGCGACCTGACTACGGTTGCTGGGATGGCCAGAGCAATCCGTGATAAGGAGAAAGCGATCAACGATCTTGAGCAAAAGCTCAAAGACGAAAAGAAAGCTTTTCTCAAAATGACGGATGAAGACCTACCTACCATGCTTGCAGAAATTGGTCTGTCTAGCATGAAACTGGATGACGGCTCGGAAGTGACCGTCAAACAAACCTACGGGGCAAGCATCCTTGTAGATAACCGGCCAGCCGCTTACGACTGGCTCAGAGAGCATGGGTACGATGACATCATCAAAAATACGGTTGCCTGTCAATTTGGTAGAGGGGAAGACGACCGAGCGTCGGCGTTCAAAGCCTTTGCCGAAAAAGAAGGCTACTTCGCCGAACAGAAGACTGAAATCCACCCACAAACACTCCGTGCGTTCGTTAAAGAACGGGTGGAAAGTGGTGACGAGTTCCCGATGGAACTCTTCGGAGCCTTTATAGGCCAACGAGCCGTTGTCAAAGGGAGCAAATAAAATGGCTGATAAGAAAAATGCTGTAGCAGAGCAAAAAACTGCTGAAATCGTTCAGTTCGATCCATCAATGTTTGAAGCGGATGCCGGAACTGGTCTCGAAAATATGGGTCAAGAGGACCTTGCCCTGCCGTTCCTGAAAATTCTGGGCGGTATGAGCAGGGAACTTGACGACCTTGAAGACGCCAAGAAAGGGGACATCTACAATACGGTCTCTGGTGGCGTTTACAGGGGCAAGGACGGCATCCGTGTCATTCCGGTAGCCTACCAGCGTCGGTTCATCCAATGGGCCCCCAGAGGCGAAGGAACGGGCGCACCGGTGGCAATCTATGCTCCGGGTGAGGCTATGCCAAAAACCGAGCGTTCAGCCGAAGATAACAAAGAATATGTTACCGACGGTTCCGGTCAGTATATCGAAGAGACCCACCAGCACTTTGTAATCGTGCTGAACGAAGACGGGTCTGCTGAGACAGCATTGATCGCGATGAAATCAACCCAGCTTAAAAAATCCAGAAAATGGAATAGCATGATTTCATCACTCACCATGCAGGGCAAGAACGGGCCGTTTACACCGCCGCGTTTTAGCCATGTGTATCTGCTCAAGACCAATCTTGAGGAAAACAGCAAAGGTAGCTGGCACGGCTGGGAAATGAGCCGCGTCGGTCCTGTCGAGGATATGAACCAGTATAACCGTGCAAAAGAGTTCAACGCAAGTATCCAGTCGGGTGACGTTGTTGTAAAGCATCAGGACGAGAGCGCGGGCGGGGATGTCTCCGACGACGTTCCATTCTAAGTAGTTGGGGTGGCGTTATAGCGTTATAGCGTTATAACGTCATCCTTTTTCTTTTGGGGACGTCATGTCTGTAGAAAAGTTTTCCGCCGTATTTAATGGCCTACAGTTGGCCTACGGCACATATAAAATAGAAAAGCAGCAGGCTAACGGGAAGAACACCGGTAGAGCCGCCATCATACGCGAACCGCGCACCACGGCACTTTGGGAAGGTCACCTGTCCGGTAAGGGGCGGGGTATTGGTATCATACCGATCAACGAAGACAATAATTGTGTTTGGGGTTGTATTGATGTTGACCAGTATCCGCTAGACCACAAGCTACTGGTAGAAAAAATCCGCAAGCTAAAGCTTCCGCTTGTTGTTTGTCGCTCTAAGTCCGGCGGCGCACACTGCTTCCTGTTTACCACAGAGTGGGTGGAAGCCAAAGATATGCAGGCTACCCTGCAACAGATTTCCGCCGCATTGGGATATGGCGGCAGTGAGATATTTCCAAAGCAGGTGAAACTTCATCTCGACCGCGATGATGTAGGCAACTTCCTGAACCTACCTTATTACGACGCGGAAGACGGACTGCGATACGCGATTAAAGAAGACGGCACATCGGCCACACTAGAAGAATTTTTTGAACTATACGAAGCGCACAAGCAGACGCCAGAGCAGTTGTTGAAACTGCAAATCGGGGATGAAGCCGAAGCGGCATCAATGAAGGACGGACCGCCTTGTCTGCAATTTCTGCTGAAGAACAAAATCAGTGAGGGTGGGCGCAATAACGGCCTGTTCAACATCGGCGTGTATCTACGCAAGGCTTACCCAGATAGCTGGGAGTCAGAAATCTTGCAATATAATATGCAGTATCTGGTGCCACCTCTGCCGCTGAATGAAGTCAACATTGTGGCAAAGCAGTTAGAACGTAAAGACTACGCCTACAAATGCTCAGATGCCCCCATCAACGCGCATTGCAACAAGGAACTGTGCCAGACCAGAAAGCACGGCATCGGTGCCGCTATTCAAGGCGCGGCGATTGCTAACCTGCGTAAATATAATTCCAACCCGCCGGTCTGGTTTCTGGATGTAAACGGGGAACCGCTGGAACTGGATACTGAAGGCCTGATGAGCCAGCCGACGTTTCAGAAGGCTTGTATGGAGCAGTTGAACTTTATGCCGCGCTCTGTAAGCAAGCAGGTCTGGGAAGGCCGCATCGGCGGTCTGCTGACAGAAATGAAAGACAACGAGAGCGCCATTATTGAGGTGGCAGAAGACGCCAGCATCAGTGGCCAGTTTTACGACTATCTGGAAGAGTTCTGCGTCCATCTACAGAAAGCCAACGACAAGGAAGAGATCCTACTTAAACGGCCTTGGACCGATGATGAAGCAGGGGTCACCCTGTTCCGTTTGAAAGATTTTGAGAATTTCCTCAAGCGTAACAAGTTTTTTGAATACAAGTCACACAAGATCGCCCAGCGTCTACGCGACAAGGGAGGGGAAAGCACTGTTCTAAAGATTAAAGGCAGGCCTGTCCGTGTGTGGCAAATCCCTTCTTTTGAAACAGCAGAGATTGAATTAAACACGCCAGACTTTGGCGGCAACCAAACGGAGGCACCTTTCTAATGTTACTAGCGGACGGATTTGATAAGGCTTTTATAGGAGTGGGCTTACGAGCCGGACAGGAAGAGATAGTCGTGTACGACTTTGATATATGCGTGGCTATATTGTGTGAACGAGACAACATGGATCTGGATGATGCGATTGAGTTCATGTACTACAATGTTGTCGGGGCTTGGATGGGAGAAGGCACCCCTTTGTTTGTTCAACGAATGAATAACATAGGAGATCTTCACGATGTCGATGTCGATTAGAAATCAGGAAATCTACAGAGAACGGGTAGAAGAAAAGAGAACGCTTCAAGCTATTGCCAATAAATATGCAATTAGTCGTGAGCGGGTACGCCAAATAGTAAGAAAAGTGGGCAAAGATAACGAGCTTGAGAAAAGCTTTCCAGAAACACCTGTTCGGGTTTTTGACATTCAATGGACTCGCCGGACATATAACTGCCTACGTAACGAAAACCTTACGCCAATGTTTCTATCAGAGTTTGTTGAGCATACCAAAACAAACGACCTGCGCAGAATACCAAACTTAGGCAAGATAAGTCTGCGTGAGATAAAAACAAAACTAGGCAATCATGGACACGTGTTACCTTATGGATACTAAGATATTCCGTATATACGGCCCGCCCGGAACTGGTAAGACTACAGCCCTGCTCAACAAAGTGGACGAGGCCCTTTCATCCGGCGTGGATCCTGCCCACATCGGCTACTTTGCCTTCACTCGCCAAGCGGCTAACGAGGCTGTCGAACGCGCCTGCACCCGCTTTAACTTTGAACCTGCACAACTGCCGTGGTTCCGCACTCTGCACAGTTTTGCCTTAAAGCTGTCGGGTATTCGCCAAGAACAAGTTATGCAACCAGAGCATTACAAAGAACTAGGCCACGCCGTTGGGCACAACTTGGTAACAGGCACAAGCACAGAAGATGCTTTCGATTTAAAAAAAAATAACAACCCTATCATCGGCCTCATCAATCTAGCACGGCTACGCAAAGTTGATTTGCGGCAACAATATGACGAGAGCGAATTAGATATAGCGTGGACTACCATCAAGTATGTGGCAGACAGCCTAACTGAATACAAAAACAGGTTTAACCTCTACGACTTCACCGATATGTTGGAGGTGTTTGTGCGCGACGGCGCAGGGTTCTGTCCCCGCCTAGCCATAACCTTTATCGACGAAGCGCAGGACTTGTCTCCTCTACAGTGGGACGTGGCTCATGTGCTGGAGCAACACTCAGACCGCATCTACTGCGCGGGGGATGATGACCAAGCCATCTATCGCTGGGCAGGTGCCGATGTCGAACACTTTATCGGCCTCAACGGTGGCTACGAAGTGCTTGAGCAGTCCTACCGCGTACCCGCTACCGTCCACCCGCTGGCGGAGCGCATTGCAAAACGCATCGTGCGCCGCGTACCAAAGACCTATCTGCCACGGCAAGATAGGGGCAAAGTACAACGCATACCAAGCACCGGATACATAGGATTTGAGGAGGGTTCGTGGCTCGTGCTGGCTCAAGCCGGATACTTCCTAGATGCCGCTACCGATGACTTAAAAAGCCGCGGCTTCCTGTTTAGTCGTAATGGAAGACGGTCTATCTCAGAAAGACTGAGCGAGGCCATCAACGGCTGGGAACAACTGAGAAAAGGCAAGAGAATTACGGGCGAGGCCGCACGAGCCATTTACAGTTATATGTCTGTCGGGGACAGAGTCAAGCGCGGATTTAAGAAACTGCCCGCTTTAGACGATGATGAATTAGTTAACTTTGAAGAGTTGACAGTTAACCACGGCCTGCTAGCCACTATTGACATGATCTGGCATACGGCTATGGACAAAATGCCCAGCGGTGACCGTGCATACATCACGGCTCTTCTGCGGCGCGGCGAAAAGTTTAATGCCGTACCCCGTATAAACCTGTCCACGATCCACGGATCTAAAGGAGGCGAAGCCGACAATGTTGTGCTATATACAGACTTATCCCCTGCCGCGTCTAAGGCCGCTGAGACGGCACCAGATGACCTGCATAGAGTGTTTTATGTGGGTGTAACCAGAACCAAGCAGAACCTTTACTTGGTTGAACCCGAAGACACGAACAGGAGTTATTGGATATGAAGCGCGAAGAAATACTTAAAAAAGCAGGGAGCCTAGTCAACGGCCCACGGGCCAAAGCCTACGGCGATGCCCAAGAAAACCACGAGCGCATAGCCAAGATGTGGTCAGTGCTTCTGGACAAAGAGGTTTCTGTCTCGCAAGTCTATCAATGTATGATAGCGGTCAAACTATCACGGCTCATTGTAACCCCAGAACATGAAGATAGCTGGGTGGATATCTGCGGCTACGGCGCACTTGGTGGAGAGGACTAATGGCACTACAAATGACTATGTTTGGCCCTAAGAGTGAATGGGTGCCACCCGCAGAGCTACCCGACATCTTTGATGCAAAGCAAATAGCTATAGATGTCGAGACCCGCGACCCGAACATCAAAACCAACGGCCCCGGATGGCCTACAGGTGACGGTGAGGTAGTGGGCTACGCTATCGCGGTAGCGGATTGGGCAGGATATATCCCGATCCGTCACCTTGGTGGCGGCAACCTCGACGAGCGCATTGTCAATAAATGGCTCAAGAAGGTCTTCGCGTGTCCTGCCGACAAGATTATGCACAACGCACAATATGATGCGGGATGGATACGCCAGATGGGATTCACGCTAAACGGTAAAATCATCGACACGATGCTAATCGCCGCGCTACTCGACGAGAACCGCTTTAGTTACAGTCTGAACAGCCTTTGTTACGACCTGTTGGGCAAAATTAAAACAGAAAAGACATTACAAGAAGCCGCTAGAGAATTTGGCCTCGACCCAAAAGCTGAGATGTGGAAAATGCCAGCCATGTATGTCGGGCCATATGCACAAAATGATGCAGAAATCACGCTCGACTTGTGGAACTACTTGTCTACACAATTGACCAAAGAAGACCTTTGGCCTATCGCCGAACTGGAGTTAAAACTTCTGCCCTGCCTGATTGACATGACTTGGCGCGGCGTCCGCGTTGACCAAGACCGTGTCGAGCGCACCAGAAATTATTTAATTAAGCAAGAAAAAGAGATTATCAAACGGATTAAATCCGTAGCTGGTTCTGATGTAGAGCTCTGGGCGGCGGCGTCAATAGCCAAGGCTTTCGATAAACTAAGCATTGCCTACCCGCGCACAGAAAAAGGCGCACCGTCTTTTACTAAGTCTTTTCTTTCCGATCACCCCCATGAACTGGCTCAGCTAATTGTTAAAGCCCGCAACCTGAACAAGACCAGCGGCACCTTTATCAACACCATTATGAAGCATTGCCGCAGTGACGGACGCATCCACGGGCATATCAACCAGATTCGCTCTGACGATGGCGGCACGGTATCAGGACGCATATCCATGTCCAACCCCAATTTGCAGCAAATCCCTGCCCGCGACCCAGAACTTGGCCCGATGATCCGTAGCCTGTTCCTGCCGGAAGAAAATGAGCAGTGGGCGGCGATTGATTTCTCGCAACAGGAACCGCGAATCTTGGTGCACTACTCATATGTGTATGGCAAATCCCGCGGCAAGCAGATGGCTGGCGTTGAAGAATTTGTCGATGCCTACCGCAACGATCCTGATATGGACTTCCACACAATGGTGGCAGAAATGGCTAGCATCCCGCGTAAGCAGGCCAAGACAATAAATCTGGGTATGATGTATGGCATGGGCGTGAACAAACTGTCTGACCAGCTAGACATTGATGTAGATGAGGCCAAAGGCCTAGTCCGTCAGTATCATGAGCGTGTCCCATTCGTTAAGGGCTTGATGAATGGCGTTCAAAATCGGCTCAACGACCGCGGCTCAAGCGGCTCTGTCCGCTCCATATTGGGCAGAAAGTGTCGTTTTGACCTCTGGGAGCCCGACACATTCGCTATGAACAAGGCTTTGCCCTACCAAGATGCCGTCAAAGAATATGGCGAAACCACCCGTTTGAAGCGGGCATACACCTATAAAGCCCTGAACAGACTTATCCAAGCGTCCGCCGCGGACATGACAAAGCAGGCAATGGTGAATATTTATGAACAGGGGCGTATCCCGCTCATTCAAATTCACGATGAGATAGCAATTTCTGTAAAAAATCGTGAAGATGCAAAAAGTATTGCCAAAGTCATGGAAAATGCTGTACCGTTAGAAATACCCAGTAAGTGCGATGTTGAGATCGGGCCAAGCTGGGGAGAGGCGCAGTGATATGACAACAGGTTTTGGGGTTCCTTGGATTGATGCTATTCAAATAGCCCTGATGCTTCTTGTTATTTACCAACTCAAGCAGAAGTGATTTTTCTCATATTTCCTCCCAACTTACCCCCGCTTCGGCGGGGGTTTTTTGCTTGCAATAATACTATATATCTTATATATTCGCTTATAGAAACACAAAATATAGGGTTTTTTCATGGATATTACCAAATGGAAGTCTGTTCTTGTGCCGATTGAGGTATATGAGCAGATAAAAACGATTGCAAAAGCAGAAGGCCGCACAATCAGCGGTCAACTTCGCATTATGTGGGAAGTCTACAAAAAACATAAGTAGTCAGCTACTATATGTAGTTGACTCCTTTTTTTACCTATGGTATGGGATAATTTCTATCAACTCTTATACGGGAGACCGAAATGGAAAAACACAATACACTGTATGCAATCCAGTTTGCTCTGCACGAGTATGACGAAACAGGAGCCGTGAGCCGTCGCACGATGGAAATGCTGGGCGCACGGGCTATCCTGCTCCGTTATGAAATCGAAGGCGAGGTAGCCGAAGCCCTAGCCAGAGAAAAGGCTAAGAAAAAAGCCGCAGAACCTGACCCGCCTACGAATATCGTGCAGATGAAAGAACGCGAACCAATTAAAAAGCGCAAGAACGGCAGAATAAACTGCGCGAACTGCGGAACGCGGCTCACGGGCCAGCAACGCAAGTATTGCTCCAAGAGATGCTCTAAACAGCATTGGCTCAAAAATAATCGTGAACGTGCAAAACAGCACAATCGTAATTGGTATCAACGCCAGAGGGATCTAGGACGTGCCTGATTATATAACTTGCCCAGAATGTGGCGGAGAGGGACAATGCGAATATGAAGTCGCTGTCCCCGCCCCCATGGCGTGGCGTGGCGGCTGGCTAGAAGGCCGCATAATGGAGTGCGAACTCTGCGGCGGGTCAGGGGAGATTGAAAATGAGGCCGAAGAATAGGGAACCATTCGGGGATGCTGGTGTAATACAAAAGGCGTTAAACGAAGGCAGATGCCCAAAGTGCTTAGTTAACCTGCCAGAGCCCGCGGACAACGGGTCAGTGACCTGTCCGGTCTGCTTACTAACAGTTGGAGACTATCGTGATATGTCCGAAATGCAAATCAAAGAGTAAGGTCTACGACTCACGGCCCACAAAAGACGGCACAATACGCCGTAACCGTGAGTGCCTCAAATGTAGACACCGTTACGCCACAGTTGAAGTGTTGGCGGAGATAAAAAAAGAAACTGCAAAGCCGGTTCAAAAAAAGAAACTATCAAAAAAGGCTCAGTCCGCACGATCAATGGCGCGGCGGCTGGCTAGTCGAATGTCTGATGATGAACTGTTCGAAGCTTTGGAAAAAGGTTTTATATCTGCGGATGATCTAGATTAAGAAAATCTATGCAGTATTCCCATGACCGGCTTTCTAGATCATCCCTATCAAATTTTCGGGGCAGGATACGCTTAGTAACCTGCCCCTTTAAATATTCTACGGGTTTGAACAGCACCCGCTCACAATCAACAGCTACAAGAGCCACTATATCGCAATGATCTTTAGTGAGCG